CCGTAGATCAACGTTATAGGCTTTTCCAGGGTGCAGATCACTTGAGACTCCAGCGGAAGTGCCGGAGTCTTTGGCTGCGTCGTAAGTCTCGGATCTAAACTTGCTCATACTATCATTATAGAAAGGATATATCGCCAAAAAAACAATGCGACCCTCAATGTTTTTGGAAGAATTTGCGGCAAATAATGATCAAGTAAAGTGCCGTTGTATTGGTTTTGAAGATTTTGGTGCACCCCTCGACACCGAAACCAACGACGTACCTCTTCAAGATATGTACAACACGGGCCTAGTGGTCCCAATGGATGGCATGCAGCGCAATCCACTTAACATTGAAGGCCAAGGTTTTTATGGCCAACGTCCAGGCTTAACGGGTTACATTCCTTCCAAAGAAGAAGGCATGGGATTATATGGTGCAAACCCCAAGCCTCCTGGTATTCAAGGTGATATTGAAGGTGAGCCAGATGATATTGAGATGTTGCTTTCCGCCAAACGCAAAGGCTTAATGCGTTAAACCTGCTAGGCTGTCTCAGTCGGCATTTTTATAATGGACATGTTTTCCCCTGTTGACGAAACCAATGGGTGCGTAGATGGCGTTTGTCCAGTTCCCTGGGCCAAAGGTGTAGAAATTCTTGCAAATTCTGAGTTCTTGTCCAGTGACAGGAATTCAAATTTTCCAGGGGAAAATACAATTGAACAACCTCCTGTGATCCAGGGGGATGTTGTTAATCATCCTTCTCATTACACCGATGGCGGCGGAATCGAATGCATTGAAGCAATCGAGGCCCAACTAACCGCCGAAGAGTATCGCGGATACCTGAAGGGCAATATTGCCAAGTATGTGTGGCGTGAGAAACATAAAGGCGGGACAGAATCACTGAAGAAAGCACAGTGGTACCTAGATCGTCTTATTCAAACTGACGATACTCAAAACGGATGAGCGTAGTGTAAATCGTCGTCATCGTCTGACTCGTCCTGCATGCAAGCCAGGGCGAGTTCACTTAACTCCAGCTCGCTAGGCAGATCCCAGTCGATATCAATACCTTCAGCGCACATTACTTCCTTGACGGCTTCCCATTCCATCATGCGTTGAAAATACAAGTTTAACAACGCGGCTTGCAGTTCTTCCCAACACATTTCTTCTGTCTGCAACTCAGCCTTGCGCATGGCAAACTGCAGTTCTAAAGGAAGTTCAAACTCCTTGCGTGTAGGTTCGTGCTCCATAGAAGTCCTGAGTACTGCATTTATTCTAAGATGTCAGTCACTTGAAAATGCGAAGGAGTCGTCAAGCTTAAAGCTATTGGCAAATTCAGCTAGCGCATAGGGATTGATCGTTGCTTCCAAAGCTCGGACTGCTTCTGTCTCATGGGGCTTTGCGCCATAACTCCTGAACGCCTGCAGCAATACATCCGTGGCTACCCAGGGCTTTGTTTCAAGGTCGGCAAGGAACAGGTTGATTTCTTCTCTGCGTCGTTCCAAGAGGCAGCCGATGACGTGATGCTCTGCGTCAAAGACCCAACGTGCAATTTCTTCTGTTACTCCAGCGTAGTCATCGACCTCAAGGCAATCGATAACAGAGCTGTACAAAAAACTTTCCCAGCCAATCGAATGGCTGAATGAAAGCAAAGCCTGGTGCATACACTCATCTAAACCTAGGTTCAACTTCTGAAGTTCTGTGTTTAAAACACTGATTTCTTCAACAAGGTATTCCAGAGCTTTGTGTCGTGTACAGCATTGATTTCTTTTGACGGCACTGCCGTCAGGATAATACTGTGTTCCAAATCCAATTGTGTAAGGTTCCTCACCTGTTTGTGGATCTGGGTAAGCAAGCTCATTAAACCCCTCATGACGACAGATTAAATCAATCGCTTGCTTGTAATTATCCATAGGGGTAACCAGTGTTACCCCCAATCATACACAATTCTCAAGTATCTTGTTGACACTCGTTCTCCCTACGCCCACTAGCTGAGCTATCGTACGCAGCTTTTTGTTTTGTTAGAAATCAATGACATCCCATAAGTTGTAAACTTTTTTCCACAACTGCACAAAACAACCCAGCGCGATAGCTGATGCTTCACGCTGGGACTATAGCCAAGAACGGTTAAACGTCCGTAAACGTTACCCGTTAAGTCGGTGATGGTGTGATAAAGCTTTTTAGCCTTGGCCGCGATAGCGTTTTTGTCCAGGCTTTAGTTTAGTGTTTTTAGAACGCCCTTGGCGGGTTTTCTTAGGCTTGGACTCAATCAGGATTGCGGTGGACTTAGGCTTTGCCATGGTGTTGTTGTGGCTGCGTTCAAAGCTTAACGTAGATTACCAGGCTTTGCACGACCAGTAGCCAGCACTGAGTTTGCTCTTGGGCTCATCACAATTATGTCTTGCGCGAAAATTTTTACGGCGCTCTGGATTGTCACGTTTAATTTCCATGTTTGCGTCGCCAAATCGCACAATCTTTTCCTCACCATCCTCGCAAGCTTTTACGACTGATTTTTTGCCTCCTTGAATGTCACGCCTCGGCTTGTTGCACTCCATAGAATCCTTGTGGATCTTGGCGGCACTAGCGGCTTTCTTGTGTTTACTCATGATCAGTACTTCGGTGTTAACCCTTTAAAGGCGCTGGTGAAGCTGCCAAGGAAACCCTGGCCTGCATTGGATTTGGATGTTGTAGTGTCTTCGTCATCATCATCGTCATAAAGACTGAAGTACGATTTCTTTTCTGTGGGAGAGCTTGTTTTAGTACTGGTTTCTTTAGTTGTTTCCTCGTCTCCAAACAAACTTTCAATGGAACCAAGGGACTCAAATGGGTCACTGCTGCTCAACTTACTAAACACACTTCCCTCTTTAAAACCTTGCCCTGCTTGTGTTAAAAGTTCCATGTCTTCTCGGTTTACATCTGGCATAAACTCCTTGTAAAAGTCATCTTCTGTTCCAGCAAAACCAGCGTCTTTGAACACGTTATATAACTGTGTTTCCGTGGGATCAGTACGAGGGGCTGTGTCTTCGGTACGTTGAATATAGTCTACGCCAAGTTTTTCTTGAGTTACTTTCTCTTTCTTTTCATTCAAGTACTTGATTGCTTCGCGAATTTTGGTTGCTTCTCCCGTCTGGAATGCTTCTTCAATATATGTTTTTACTTCTTCGATGCCCATGTCTTTGCCTGAAAGGCCCATGGACTCAAGTACTTTCTCCCACTCAGGTTTATTCTCGACTGGGTCAATGCCTTCCAGCATCTTGTCTGCGTACTCGCGAGGTGTGACAAAGTTCAGGAAAGAAACACTACCTAGATTTACTTTTTCATTTGCAATAGCTGGAAGAATATCATTGTTGATGAAAGACTGCGCAGCATCCAAGGATAATTTGTCACGCGCAGGATCGAATCCTTGGTGAATTCCATATACTTGGTAGTGTAGTTTTGCAAATTGCGCTTTATCGTTTATGTTGTATCCATGCAAGTAAGCTAACTGATTCCAGGTAGAAGGTGGATTTGTTCCTGGAACAACTTGCTCGCCATTTTTCTTGGCTGTGTCCCAATCTTCACTTACTTTTGCTGTTTGCAGGGCGTGTTTTTCGACACCAACGTCTCCTCCTGATGGATTGAAATAAAACTCAGAATCAAAACCAGAAGCTCCTGAGGTTTTGATTGTGTCCAGCCAGCGTTGTGCACGTAAGTCTGCCATGCTTTTCAAAGAATTCAATGCACTTTGCGTTTGGAAAATGTTTTCTTCTCCTTGGGTAACGTCCATGTAACTCATGAACTCCGACATAGAACGCGATGTATTAAAACGAGGATTTAAGTAACGCTTAACGTAATCTTCTGCAAACTCTTTATCCACTTCGTACTGCTTAGTGGCATCTGTCCAGTCCGAAAAGGTAGCTCCTTCTTCGTAGCGTTTTGTCAACGTTTCATCAAACCACTTTTGCCAGTTGTATACGGAATTGGATTTTGAGGGGATGCCAGTAATTGAAGAAAACTGACGCTCTAAACTATCTTCTGCTTTTTCTTGGTCTTGTCCCCCCAGGGAAAGAATGCCTCCTACACCTGTATCACCTAATAGAGAATTAGAAAGCTCTTGATTCATATTGAAGATCTCATCAAACCCTGGCATGGTGCTATAAAAATCGTATTGTTGTTCTTTGGCGCGTTGTTTTTTGTATTCTTTCAATGTTTCATTGAAAGTATCAACGGTTAATGATCTGAACTTATCTGCGGCTTCTTGTTCTTTAGGTCCAAGTACGGTGGATAACTTGCCCTCAAGTATGGTATCCCCTCGTGACATCTTCGCTTGTGAGCGAAGTTTCTCTGGCAGTTGCGTAACAGATGGAATTGTTAAGTAGCCGCTTGCGCGATCTGCGGCATCTTCTGCGGACAATGAAGAAATCCATTGTTTTAAAAACTCTGGATTCTGTGCAGCCTCCCACTCCTTTAAACTAGAGTACGAACCAAGGCCCATTACTTGGTCACGATATGTTTGGTACTGCGCATCGGTCATTGGGACTTCTGAAAAATCCTCCGCTTGCGCTGCTTTAGTAACTGCGTTTCCTCTTTCAGTCTTGCCGTTAACAACCGCATAGTTGTACTGCAAAAAAGTATCTTGATTGTATTTACCGACTAACGAAACATCTTCGTAGAGCCTGCCGCCCATATTAATGGTGCCACTAAGCGCGCTCTGCCATTGCTCATATGCTTTCTTACCTTGCTCTGTTGTCATGTAGTAAGTAGGCTCAAACTTCCCCATGGGAGGCTGGTAAGCCGCGTTACTACCTGGATTCCATTTAGAAACTTTTCCGTAATAGGCGTTGACAAGGTTTTGCACTACACCAGAATCACCTAAAATCCTTGATTCGGTAGAGCCTAAATTATTTAAAGAATCAGCAATCTCTTTAAAATTTGTACCGTCACTGTTGTTATACTTATTTGCAAAGTTTTGAAAATTATTTTGAGCGGCGGCTCCAATTGAATCTTTATTTATAGAAAGAGTTCCATTAGGTTGAATTGAAAACTGTCCTCCCCCTGGCAAAATTCGTGTTTCATTTTTGCCGGTACTGGTCCAGTGATCTGCGCCCCATTGCTCTTTAGTCTGTGTTTGCGTCCTGGGCAACGTACGATTTTCTTTGGCACCACTAGTTTCCCAATGTGTTTTCCCATACTGTTCTTTTGTCTGTGAATACGTTCTTGGTAAGGTACGGTTTTCTCTGGCTCCGTAGGCCTCCCAGTGACTTTTGCCCCATGCCGCTTTGTTTTGTGGATATGTTTTTGGCAACACACGCCCTTCTTTGCTTCCATTGTTAGTCCAATGGTTTCTACCCCATGCACTAACGTCCGCATCTTTAGTGATGCTTCTAGGAAGCGCCGCCTTTAAATCTGCATTAGACATTACATACTGAACGTAGTCAGGAGTACCCGTTGCTTCGTATGCATTTAATAAATCAGATTGATTATTGACATAAGCTTCATAGTTGGGTGTTCCGGAGTTTTCGTAATTTGTTTTTAAATCAGCGTTATTGTCGACATATGCATTGTAGTTAGGCGTGCCAGAGTTAAGGTAGGCTTTAGCTAAGTCGCCATACGTATCAACGTAATCTGTAAAAATGCCCATTGATTAACACTCGCCAAAAATAAAAACAGATTGCTGTTCGCTCCAGGCTTCAATCCTAGCAAGAGAGGAGGAAGAAAAAAAGTCTTGTTGCTCAAACCACTTCTTCATATCCTCTGATCCTTTGTTTGAGTTGCAACGCCTGCAACAAGGAAGTAAATTATGTCGATTAGAAGAGCCTGACTTAAACCTTGGCACAATGTGATCAAGGCTTGACGCCGAGTCGCCACAGTATCCACATTTGTAGTCCCAGGCTTCATATATACTTTGTCTAAAACGTTTTTTGGCAAGCTTTGGAGTTAGTTCAACTAGCAGGGCAAGGGGCTCGTGCTCGTTGCAAAACATGCTTTCAATGGCCGTTAATTCATTCTAAGCTCCCCTTATGGTTGAGATCGATTGCCATATTGATCAATCATTGTGAAGTTTTCTATCTCAATTCGATCCGTTGCAAAGTTAAACAAACGCTGCAACATTGGATATACGGATAAAGATTGGCAGTTATATGGTGGCACATCCATTCGTGAAAGAGAGTCCCTAGTTAAATTAATCTCGTTAATAGCCTCCAGGTCTTTGTCTGTCTTTGCAACTAACTGTGCTTCCCATTCGGCCATGCTTGGGATGTCCATTGGGAAATCGGACGGCTCTGGTGGGAATATGCGATCTGCAAACTTAAGAGAATAAATGTGTTTACAGTAACGCAACTCATCCAGCACAGGAGTCCATCTGTCTTCAAGGGTGATTAACGTGCTTTGTGGAATGGAGTCACTGTCAAGAGTCTCGGTAATAGACGTATAGTCCGCAAAGGTCGGCATGCCTTCTGCAGCAGAGCCTTGTGTGCCTAGGTTGTCGGAGCTGCGAGTGTAGGTGCCTCCAAAGTCTGCGTACAGTCCAGGGCTGTCTCTCGTCGCATCACGGCTAGCAACACGGTCTGTTGTGACTTGGTTCGTCAAATCAAAATCAGGAGGTGCTGTGATTTCCAGGGTAAGGTTGATGGACGGATCTGTTTGCGCAGCCGTACTTAAGATTCCATCACGTTTAGTAAGTTCAAAACGCCCTGGTTTAACAGTGGCGATATTAGTGCGTGGGAATAATTTGCGAGGATTTTCTGAAGATACGTAAAAATATTCACGCCGTGTAAAGTCTTGGCATGTGCAACTGTATCGTGCACCAGAGTTCAAATAACGCCCTGGAGTAAACCCAATGGGCGAAGGAGTTACAAAATTCTCATCTGGGGTTGCTTGTACGGAGCCCGACTTCCGGAACTTAAGTATCCCTGTGGTCTCATCAATGGCAAGTAACACGGCACTTACATAGCCATATCGTGTTTGTGTATTGGGATTGATTGTATCAATCTCAATTAACTCGCCGCCGATACTGACAATGCGATCTTCAAAAACTTCCGATATTAAAGGCTTTTGTCCACCAGGGAAAAAGAAGGGTGGAGGAAGTGGATTTACTGGGCTCCAGTTGCCCGTTAGTTTTACGTACCAATAGTTTCTATCCTCTGTTACTGATTCAACAGATAGAGTATTGGTGCTTA